TTCTGAACCATCAGGTTATAACAAGCATGTGACATATGTTAAATCACTATGTGATAAATTTGAAAAAAGAAACAGGGAGAATGTATGAGTACCGAACTAAAACCATTCCTAGTAAGATTGACACCATCTAGTGTTGAACTATTAGATAAAGCATCTAAAGAACAAGAGAAACCAAAGGCTAGTATTATTAATGATGCAATTAAAGCTTACCTTTCTAAAGGTGGCGATATTAATTCAAGACTGAATAAAATAATTTAATGATATTAGAGCTTCCATATCCACCATCAGTGAATACATATTGGAGAGCAAATGGCAAAAGAAGATTCATATCGAAAGAAGGCGTATTATTCAAGACAGCAGTCCAAGCCATCTGCTTTAGAGACAAAGTGGGATCTTTTGGCGATGCTCGCCTTTCTGTTAATATTTATATTCATCCTAGAAGTAGGCGTATATTTGATCTCGATAATTGCTTAAAGGCTATTTTAGATGCATTGATGTCAGCGGGTGTGTATGATGACGATTCACAGATAGATATGTTATCAATTGCACGCAGTACACCTAAACCAGGAGGATCGGCAGTAGTGACTATTAGCGAATATGGAACTAAAGGATAAGTATGTACATGCAGAACCTAGTCCACTTGGTGATAGATTCTGTTCAACATGCTACCAATACAAGTTTAGTGTCAATGGTAAATGGAAGATTGCAGCACATGGTAAGAATCGCAGATGGATATGCGAAGAATGTATGACGAAAAAAGTAAAACCCACGCCAATTAAATAAAGGAGAATATAATGGCAGAACAAAAACCACGCAAACCAGGAACAGGTGTAGCGTTTATTAATGAGAATAAAAAAGAAGATTGGCATGCAGACTTCACTGGTGAATTTGCAGACCATGATGGCAATTTATTTTACCTAAATGTTTCTAAGAAACTTAGTGGCCACTCTGGTATTGAATATATTNCNGTATCTTTAGGNAAACCAAAAGCACCAAAGGCTGCTCCAGCTAATGCAGCAAAGCCAACTTTTGATGACATTCCTGACGATTTACCATTTTAATGGATGAAGTCAAAAAGAAAAATCCAATCCCTTCTCTTGCTGGCTATGGTGGTGTCCGTAGCTTGCAAAAGAAACTTGAGCGTTCGACTACGCTTCAGCAGAATCGTGAAGCTGTTAGTTATTCTCTCTTATGTTTGGCGAATACAAAGCTTACTGATATTATGGAATGGGATGAGCAAGGTAATATTAAAGTTAAACCAAGTAAGGATATACCAGACCATGCTCTACAGGCCATTAAGTCCATTAAGTCGAATACTAAAGTTGATAAGGAAGGCAATAGTTATACGACTTTGGACATTGAGTTGTGGGATAAAGTTGGCGTATTAAGGCTATTAGCAAAAGCATCTGGTTTACTAGATAATCCAGAAGAATCCGATAAACCAAGTGTGCTTGGTATTAATATCAGAGCGCCAGAGATTATAGAAAATGAAAAACCCAAAGAATCAGAATAGTTTTCAAGTTGGCGGTGACCATTACGCCAAGATGGAGATACAACCATGGCAAGCAATGGAAGCATGGCTCACACCTGAGGAATATCGTGGTTATCATAAGGGTGTCGTCATTGCGTATTTAGCTCGTGAGCTAAGTAAAGGCAAAGATCAAGACATAGAAAAGTCAGCACATCACTTAAACAAGCTAGTTGATTATTTAAAGGAGAATAAATGAGTCAGCCAAATCATTTAGAAGATCGTATACAAAAGTTACGAGATGCTTATGCATTGAATAACATTTACCAAACGGAGTCATTGCAGATTATTGATGCATTNCAAGCACAGATCAACGTGCTTAATCAATTGTTAGCTTTAGAAATTAAAGATATAGATGGCTAACAAAAAAGAAGTATCTCAGAAGGCGCTTCATGGCCCTGGGATTGACTTAGACTTTAGTACCGCTCCAACAACATGGAACTTTTTACAGTCAGATGCATTCGTGCGTGGACTGATGGGACCTGTTGGCTCTGGTAAATCCTATGCATGTGCAGCAGAGATTATGATGCGAGCAGTTAGACAAAAGCCATCACCAGTGGATGGCATTCGTTATACACGATTTGTCATTGTACGTAACTCATATCCTGAATTAAAAACCACAACAATTAAAACATGGCAAGATTTATTTCCAGAGAATACTTTTGGACCAATGTTATACACTCCCCCTATTACTCATCATATCCGTTTACCATCTCGTGGAGATGCAGCGGGTATTGATTGCGAAGTTATCTTTTTAGCATTAGATCAACCTAAAGACGTACGAAAACTACTATCACTTGAACTAACAGGAGCGTGGGTAAATGAAGCTCGTGAACTTCCTAAAGCAGTTATTGACGGACTTACTCATCGTGTGGGTCGATATCCGACACAACGTGATGGTGGACCTACCTGGCATGGTGTGTGGATGGATACTAATCCAATGGATGATGACCACTGGTGGTTTAAACTAGCAGAGAAAACAAAACTCACTGGCAAGTATGCTTGGGATTTCTTTAAACAACCTGGTGGTGTCACAGAAGTAGATCCAGGAAACTTACCAGAAAATCCAGAAGCTAACGATCATATATTTTCTGGGGGTCGTTGGTGGAAGATTAATCCTAAAGCTGAGAACGTAAGTAACTTGCCAGCGGGTTATTACATGCAGATGTTAGGCGGTAAGAACTTAGACTGGATTAAGTGTTATGCCGAAGGTAAGTATACCTATGTTCAAGAAGGTAGACCCGTATGGCCAGAGTATGACGATAGTTCTATGAGTGGTGAAGTCGATTATGATCCTGAGCATGCATTGCAAGTGGGTCTTGACTTTGGTTTGACACCAGCCGCAGTGGTAGGACAACGATTACCTAATGGCAGATGGATTATCTTAGATGAGATCGTAACATTTGACATGGGGTTAGAGCGATTTGGTCAGCAGTTATTAGCAGAACTCAATGCTCGCTATCCTAAAGCACAGATTATGATGTGGGGTGACCCAGCGGGTATGCAACGAGATGCGATTTATGAGGTTACTGCATTTGATTATCTTAGAACATTAGGCTTACGCGCACAACCTACACCATCGAATGACTTTAAAGTAAGACGAGAAGCAGCAGCCGCACCTATGCAAAGACTTATTGCTGGCAAACCAGGGTTAATTGTAGCTACAAAATGTAAAATGATTCGTAAATCACTAGCTGGTGGTTATCATTTCAAACGTGTAGCTGTCGGTGCTGGTCAAGAACGATTTAAAGATGCGCCTAACAAAAACGAACACTCTCACGTAGGCGATGCTTTTGGATACTTGCTTCTTGGTGGTGGCGAACATAAGCGATTAACCAAGAGTCCATTGTCTGCATCAACTGTTGTCGCTCAAACTGTAGCTGGATCTGACTTTAATGTTTTCGACTGATTACTCCACTATACTAAAACACATGCCACCCGTCAAAGGTGGCTATTTTTTGCCATATATGCAACATCATTTAGATGAACTAGATTGTGTAGAAATGAAAACTCAGAAAGCAATTACTGTTAGTGAGTTTAAATACATGATAAATCATCAAGCACAGTGTGGTCCAACGATTACAGCATTCCTTTATGGTAAGCCAGTAGCTATATTTGGTGCTACAATGCTATGGAAAGGTGTTGCAGAGTTTTGGTCTTTACTATCAGAGCAATCTCGTAGATATCCAATAGCTATGACAAAAGCGGGATTAACATTTATTGATATCGTTGAGATATTATTTCACTTGCACAGAGTCCAAATAACTGTTAAAACCTCAGATACTCGTGCTATGTCCTGGGCTAAGGCGTTATATTTTGTACCAGAATGCAATATGCTACGTTATAGCGCAGATAAAGATGATTATACATTACTTAGGAGACAATAATGGGCGGATTATTCGGCGGTNGTAAGCCAGATACGTCAGCAGCCGAAGCTCAAATTAGGGCGCAGCAAGCTGAAACAGACAGATTAAGAGCGCAAGCAGAACAAGACAAAGTTAAACTTGCAGAAGATTTAGCAGCAAAACGTATAGCTCGCCAACGTGGCGGAGCTAGAGCATTATTAGCAGAAGAAAGATTAAACCCAGAAACAGGCGTAGAAACGCTTGGCTCACCAGGAGGAATATAATTATGGGCGGAGGATCAAGATCATCAGCACCACCACCACCACCACCACCAGAACCACCAAAGCCAGTGGATGTAGCGCCAGCTCGTACAGAAGCTGAAAAGGCTGCATCATTTAAAAAGGCTAGACGTGGTAGATCAGCTGGACTTATGTCATCTACAGCATCAGAGACATTAGGCACAGATACAACATTAGGAGCATAGTAATGAAACAAGACAAAATGCAAGCCAAGGTTAAAAAAGTTATGCGTGGGTATAAGTCTAAAGCTTCTAACCCTAGCAAAGGCGGTAAGGTAAGCCCTGAGTTTGTTAAAGAAATGGAAAAGGCATACCCAAAAGGCGCTACAGTAACTCCAATGAAAAAAGGATATTAATATGAAAGCTGGACTTTATGCCAATATTCACAAAAAACGTGAGCGTATCGCTGAAGGGTCTAAAGAAAAGATGCGCAAACCTGGATCTCCTGGCGCACCTACAGATGCTGCATTTATTAAAGCTGCTAAAACAGCAATGAAGCCTAAGAAAAAATAATGACATTAAAGAAACATCAAAATCCTAAAGGCGGATTAAATGAAGCTGGCAGAAAACACTTTGAAAATAAAGAAGGTGGTAACTTACAATCTCCAGTCAAGAGTGGTACAAATCCTAGGCGCGTGTCTTTTGCTGCTCGTTTTGGTGGAATGTCTGGCCCATTAGTAGATGACAAAGGTAGACCAACAAGATTAAAGTTGGCATTAAAAGCATGGGGATTTGGCAGTAAAGAATCAGCACGTAACTTTGCAAATAGAAATAAGAAATCATAGGGATCAATATGGCAGAAATGATGAGACTATCCGCAGAGGATGTTTTAAAACGACACGATAAAGCTCTTACTAAGAAAGAGGACTTTAGAAGTCTATACGAAGAATGTTATGAGTTTGCGTTACCACAACGTAATCTTTATGACGGATACTACGAAGGTAAAGTAGGCGGTCAAAAGAAAATGAATCGTGTATTTGATTCTACAGCCATTAACTCTACACAACGATTTGCTAATCGCATGCAATCTGGCATATTCCCACCACAACGTAAATGGTGTAGGCTTGAACCAGGACCAGATATTCCTGAAGATCGCAAAGAAGAAGCGCAAGCAGCATTAGATGTTTACTCAGATAAATTATTTGCATCATTAAAGCAATCAAACTTTGATATTGCTATTGGTGAATTCTTGCTTGATCTATCTGTAGGTACTGCTGTGATGATGGTACAACCAGGTGATGACATTAATCCACTTAACTTCATTCCTGTACCACAATTCTTAGTATCATTTGAAGAAGGTGCTAATGGTCAAGTAGACAATGTATATAGACGTATGCGTCTTAAAGGCGAGTCTATTATGCGTCAATGGCCAGATGCAATTATTCCAGATGACTTACAAAAGAAGATTGACCAAAAGCCAACAGATGATTTAGAGTTTATTGAAGCTACTATTTTAGATCAAAAGCGTGGTGATTTCTGTTATCATGTAATTCATAAAGAATCTAAAACAGAGTTAGTTTATAGACGTATGGTAGAAAGCCCATGGATTGTATCACGCTATGCAAAAGTAGCTGGTGAGATTTATGGTCGTGGTCCATTGATTACTGCATTGCCAGACATCAAGACGCTCAATAAAACATTAGAACTATTACTTAAAAATGCATCATTAGCTATTGCTGGTGTATATACCGCAGCAGATGATGGCGTATTAAATCCTAACACAGTGAAGATTATACCTGGCGCTATTATTCCTGTTGCAAGGAATGGCGGTCCACAAGGTGAATCATTGAAACCATTGCCAAGAGCTGGTGATTTTAATGTATCTCAAATCATTATGAATGATTTACGCATGAGCATTAAGCGTATTTTATTAGATGAGTCTTTACCACCAGACAACATGTCAGCACGTTCAGCTACGGAAGTGGTAGAGCGAATGAAAGAGTTATCACAAAATCTAGGATCAGCTTTTGGCAGACTGATTAATGAAACTATGATACCATTAGTTACTAAGATTTTAAGAGTAATGGATGAGCGNGGTCTTATTGATNTACCTCTTAAAGTCAATGGTCTTGAAATTAAAGTGTCAGCAGTTGCACCATTAGCTATGGCTCAAAGCATGGAAGATGTACAGAACGTATTGCAGTTTGCACAGATCGTTCAAGGTGCTGGACCACAAGCTCAGATGACATTGAAAACAGATGCTATGATGGACTTCATTGCTGAGAAGTTAGGTATCCCACAAAAGATACGTAACACTCAAGAAGAACGTATGATGATGACTCAACAAATGGCTGAAGCTGCACAACAAGTAGCTCAACAAAATCCAGAAGCAGTACCTGGTATGGTAGAAGCTGCAACTAAGGGGATGATGTAATGGCTGGATGGGAAGATTTAGATCAAGCACTTCCGTTAGATGTAAGAGATGTAGCACAAGCAAGAGAAGATTTAGATAGATTAGCATTAAGAGTTTTTGGTAGTGATGACGGACAAAAGTTATTAGCATGGTTACGTCAAACAGTTTTAGAGCAACCAGTTGCTTTGCCTGGTAGCGACTCAAGTTATGCGTACTATCGTGAAGGTCAAAATAGTATTGTGAGAGATATTGAAGCAAAGTTAATTAGAGCAAGGAAAATGTAATGATAGACGACAACATCGAGCCTAGTGGTAATGAGGAAGCATCTCAAGAAACTGGCCTACTCGACAGTGCATCAGTTGAAACAGAAGCAGTAGAATCAAATCCGCAAAAAACAGAAATATCACATCTTGAAGCATCAGATGAAGATGATGATAGTCCTTTAGAACGACCCGATTGGTGGCCAGAGAATTTCTGGAAGAAAGATGATGCAGAGCCAGACTTACAGGCTATGGCTAAATCTTGGGGCGATCTAAGAAAACAAATCTCACAAGGCAAACACAAGGCACCAGCAGATGGTAACTATGATGTAGCCGCATTTAAAGATATTCCAGCAGAAGATCCCGTACGTAATCACGTACTATCTTGGGCTAAAGAATATGGTGTAAGCCAAGCAGCTTTAGATACTTTAGTGAGTAAAGTTGTTGAGATGGGATTTGAAGCTAATCAAACTAGCTCTGTTAATTTAGCAGAAGAAAAGAAAGCGCTTGGTCCTAATGCCGATGCCCGTATTAATGGCATGGTTAAGTGGGCTAGTGGTTTAGTTAATAAGGGTATTTGGGGTAAAGACGACTTTGAGGAGTTTAAATACATGGGTGGTACTGCAAAAGGTATTGCTGCATTAGAGAAACTTCGTGGTGCTTATGAAGGTCGTGTACCTACAGATAGCGCTCCAGTTCAAGGTGCTTTATCCAAAGAAGAACTCTACGCTATGGTCGGAGATCCTAAATATCAAACAGATCCTGGCTTTAGAAAGAAAGTAGAAAGAATGTTTGAAGCTAATTTTGGTTCATAGTAAGACTCCGTAGTTCGCGTTTGACCCACTTCGGTGGGTCTTTTTTTGCCTAAAACGCAAAATACTTGCACAAATTTGTAAAATATGCTAAAAACCATACAAGGCTCATTGCATTCGCAACCCTTCACACAAGTCGTCTTGTCGTTTGGCTATCGTAAATAGCAAGCACTGGCCCAGGTTTGTCTGGCTAACCAAAGCGATAAACTTTATTTTTATCAATTCTAGGAGAATAACATGGCTATTGGATTATCAAGCGCTTTTGTAACCCTCTTTGATGCCGAAGTTAAACAGGCTTACCAAGGTAAAGCTAAATTAGTTGGTGCAGTTCGCCAAAGACGCGGTGTTGAAGGATCAGTAGTAAAATTTCCTAAAGTAGGCAAAGGTGTTGCTACTTTAAGAATCCCACAAACAGATGTATCACCATTGAATGCTGGCTTTAGCCAAGTAACTGCTACTTTAGCAGACTGGAATGCAGCAGAATATTCTGACATCTTTATGCAACAAAAAGTAAATTTTGACGAAAGACAAGAGTTAGT